TGCTCCCGAAGGTGGAACCCCCCGTGAGGATGGACGAACCGGCCCCGATGACTCCGCCGATCAGGGCGGATGTCCCCTGCTGTTTGTAGGACTGCGCCTGAGCCTTGTAGTTGGCGGCCTCGATGTCGAACCCCCACTTCTGCAACTCGGCGTTGTAGTGCGTCATGGCGACGTCCTCTGCCGCCTGATACGCTGTGTCGGCCTGAACGTCCAGCGCACTCCCGGTGTTCACGTCCACGCCCGAAGCGGCCAAAGCCGACCTCTGCGCCCCCTGCACCTTCCGAGACTGTGCCCGGATGCGCCGTTCCTCCCATGCGCTCTTCTGCATGGTGGCAAGGCCCTTCTGCTCGGACAGGCGGGCGTTCTGCTCCGCAACGGAAGCGGCGGCATTGGCGGAAGCGTAGCCAGCCCCTGCCTGATACAGCGAACCTATGGCGGAGATGGCGGTCCCTATCCCCTCAAGACCCTTGAACAGCCCGATTGCCATCTGCAGGCACATCCTCATTCACCCCGCTTCCGTGTAATCCTGCAAAACGGGCGGCCATCGTACCCCATCGGTTGTGCTTCCCCGACGGAATACCCCACCCACCTGACCATCTTCAACAGTTCCCCGTTCTCGGCGTCCACGACGCTTTCCAGCGTCCCGAACATCCCCTGCATGGCCTCCACCACGGACTTGAACGTCCGCAGGAAGGCGATGCCGTGGTCTGCAATATCCTCACGGATGACAAGCCACGGATACCCCGTGTCCGCCAGAATCCCAGCCGAACGGATGCCGAACACGGCGAACACTTCCCCGTTGTCCAGACCCGTCCAGACTCGCTCGGAACGCTTCACACTGTCCCGTATGGCTTCAAGACCATCCATGCGCAGGAGCGTCCATGCCTCGCGGACGTTTCCGGGGTGAAGCCGTTTAGCCAACTCCACCCCGTGGGCGTCCTCGTATTCCGTAATCCGGCTAGCCACCAGGCATCACCACCGGCATGACGCCGAGGATGGTCAGCGGGTACGGTTCGCTCTGTCGGATCAGTACCCGGCCTCCCTCGTCAAACGTGCTTTCGAGGTAAATGCGGACGTCCCCCGTGTAGGGGAACGTGGCCCCGCTCGGATACGGGATGGCCTTCAGGTGCGACGTATCCGGCCCGATATACCCGCCCTTGCTGTCCTCCAGGCGAAGCACCACCTCACCTATCCGCTTCTTGCGTCCCTGCGCCGTGCCGTTGTTCGTGTCGAACTCGATATTCAGCGTTTCCAAGTCGGCGTTATAGGCCAAGCCGACGATGACGTGCTCCACGTTGGCCGTGAATGTGATGGCCCCGCTCGTGACCGTCTTTGCGGCAAAGGCCGTCCCGTCCGCCACTCCCACCACGGAACAACCCTCCAGGTGCCCAAGGCCGGAAATGGTCTTGGTGGCCGTGCTGTCGTATTCCAGCGCACAGTCCACGAACCAGGCGTCCTCCAGGGCGTCCGTGTCCCTCGTGTGGAGGCGTTCCACGTAGCGCACCGTGGCGGAGTTGACCGTCCGGTTGACTATCATCCACACCTCGTCACTTGACGTGCCTGGGATGACGCATACGCTCTCCACCACACCGGAACCCCCCAGGGGATGCCGGTGCCATGCGGAGACCTCGTGTTCCTTCAGGAAGGTGAAACCCAACAGCGTTCCATCCGACCGCGCCCCCCACACCACGCTCCACGGCTCCTGCTGATAACCCCAGTCCACGAGGGAGTAACCATCGAACAAGTGCTGGCTCATCACGCTCATGTCCGAGCCGTCGTAGCCGTACACGGCGTCCGAGTAGGCCAGCGAGTACACCCGGTTGCCGTAAT